GAATAAAGACCGATATCACTTATCGATACAAGGTCGTTATAGATATACGGTTGGTGATGAATCCATTGATGTTGAGCCAGGAACATTCTTATGGTTTAACAATAAATTGGAACACGGCACAGAAAATATTGGAGATGAAACTCGAATTGCTTTTGTGATTGATGTTGTTCACAGTCCTAATAACCCATGACCCAAGTAATCTTACCATTCTTAACTGCGATAGCATTGTCCGGTATTGCGGCATTCTATTCTGTTGTTGGTTTGGCACAGATATTCCCCGGTTCCTTCTGGCCCATCATTTTGATGGGTTCAGTTTTGGAAGGTGCAAAATTGGTAACAGTTTCCTGGCTATATAACAATTGGAATGTTACCAACAGATTAATGCGTTACTATTTCAGTATTGCCGTGTTGTTGCTTATGGCAATTACTTCAATGGGCATTTTCGGTTACCTTTCTAAGGCACACCTAGAATCTAATGTGACAATCAACGCCAATGCTGTTGAACTAAAGACTTTGGAGACACAGGAACGAATTTCCAAAGAGAGGTTATCATATCTACTACAACGAGCAGGTGACCCTGCCACCGCTTCTAGGAAGATTGATACTCAAATACAAGAAACACAGGCAGAGTTGAAACGAATTGCAACTGAAAAGATGCCTCTGTTAGCAGAAGAAAACAAACTAACGGCAGAGATTGGTCCAATCAAATACATCGCCGAAGTTTTCTTCTCAAAAGATGACCCCGACTTTATAGATAAAGCAGTAAGGTTTGTAATTTTTATTATCATCGTGGTGTTCGACCCATTGGCAATTCTATTGTTGATTGCGGCACAACAAACACTCCGAAACATGAGAGACATAGAAGAAGTCTCAACATTACCTAAAAAGAAGGTAAAGAAACCTAAAACACTTGACATTGCTGATGGTCCTAGTTTAGAATCATTCTTTAGTGATGATAGTGTCGAACATATACCGAAAGATAAGATTGTCAAAATTGATGGAGATATAAGATGAGTTTACTTGAAAAATTAAAAAAGAATTCTACGATTAAGGATACTTCAATCCTTTCCAAATCAAAATTCTTTACCGATAAAGATGTAGTAACTACTGGAGTGCCGATGGTTAATGTGGCACTATCAGGTAGTTTAAATGGTGGACTTACACCTGGTCTGACAATGTGGGCAGGTCCATCCAAACACTTTAAAACTGCTTTCTCTTTGCTGATGGCAAAGTCATACATGGACAAATATCCAGAAGCAGTTCTATTGTTCTATGATAGTGAGTTTGGTACTCCTATCAAATACTTTGAAACTTTTGAAATTGACATGGAAAGAGTTTTACATACACCTTTGACTGACATTGAGCAGTTGAAGTTCGATATAATGCAACAGCTTCAAGATGTGAACAGGGGCGATAAGCTCATTATTATTTTAGATAGTATTGGTAATCTAGCATCAAAGAAGGAAGTAGATGATGCACTTGAAGGTAAATCTGTTGCAGATATGAGCCGTGCTAAACAAGTTAAGTCATTGTTTAGAATGGTAACACCACACCTGACAATCAAAGATATCCCAATGGTAGTTGTGAATCACACCTATAAAGAGATTGGTATGTTCCCGAAAGATATCGTTGGTGGTGGCACAGGTTCTTACTACTCTGCTGACAACATCTACATTCTAGGTCGTCAACAAGAGAAAGATGGAACAGAAATCGTTGGTTACAACTTCATTATCAATGTGGAAAAATCCCGATATGTGAAAGAGAAATCTAAGATTCCAATTTCAGTATCGTTTGAAGGCGGCATTAACAAGTATTCAGGTTTGCTTGATATTGCTCTTGAAGGTAACTTTGTGACAAAACCTGCAAACGGTTGGTATGCAAAAGTTGACCAAAAGACAGGTGAGATTGGCGACAAGAAACGCCTCGCAGATACGCAAACTGCCGAGTTTATGGAACCTTTGCTTGCAGATGCCAACTTCCAAGAATATGTGAGGAAGAAATATGAAATCGCTTATGGCTCGATTATGGGAGAAGATTCAGTTCTGGAAGCAACCGCAGATGAAGAAGTATAAAGAGTTCCGTGATTATCGGTTCTTTGACTATGATACTGGTGAGGGTGATGCCCTTACTGGTATCGAATTGCTGATTAAAGAATACGAAGGTGTCCTTTATCATTATGGCAATGTTCAATTAGTGGATGAAGGTGAGTTTAGTCGGATGAAATTCGATTTTGTCATCTTACATCCAGGTGAACATGAGATGGTTGTATTGGAACAAGACCAAAAGTTTGTTACAATCATGGGTGATATCCTTACTGAATTGTTATTGAAGAAATTTGAAGATGAGACTGGAACAGACAATCCTAAAGAACTTGGTGTATAACGAGGAGTTTACACGCAAAGTTCTTCCCTTTATAAAATCAGAATACTTTAATGACCCAACTGAAAAGTTGGTGTTCAAAGAAGTGTTTGATTTTGTCAACAAGTATAAAAATCTTCCTACACACGAAGCTCTTGTAATCAATATTACAGAGAAGAAATCCTTGACCGATGTTCAGGTCAAGGACTCTATTGAACTGCTTAACGACATTCATTCTACCAAAGAAGAAAAGGTCGAACCTAAGTGGTTGCTCGAACAAACCGAAAAGTTTTGCCAAGACAAGGCAATATACAATGCCATCATGGAATCTGTTGGCATCCTAGATAACAAAACACAAAAGACAAAAGGTGAAATCCCTAAACTGTTATCTGATGCACTTGGTGTATCGTTCGACAGTAATGTTGGTCACGATTACATGTTGGACTCTGACAGTCGTTATGACTTCTATCACAGAGTTGAATCCCGTGTCCGTTTTGATATCGACATTCTGAATAAGATTACCAAAGGTGGTCTGCCAATTAAAACTTTGAATATCGCACTTGCAGGTACAGGTGTTGGTAAGTCATTGTTCATGTGCCATGTGGCCGCAGGTTGTGTTGCACAAGGACATAATGTGTTGTATATCACACTTGAAATGGCAGAAGAAAAGATTGCAGAACGAATCGATGCAAATATGTTGAACATTGATTTGAATGAGTTGCATACAATCAGTAAAACAGATTATGAACGAAAATTTGATGCGCTTCGCAGTAAGACACAAGGTAAGTTAATCATCAAAGAATATCCTACCGCAGGTGCCTCTGCACTCCACTTCCGTGCATTGTTGAATGAACTTGCATTGAAGAAAAGTTTCAGACCAGATATTATCTTTATTGATTACTTGAACATTTGTTCCTCTGCTCGTATCAAGGCAGGTGGTAATGTGAACAGTTACACTTATATCAAATCTATCGCAGAAGAACTCCGTGGTCTTGCAGTCGAGTTTGCAGTACCAATTGTATCTGCAACACAGACAACTCGTTCAGGTTATTCAAACTCTGATGTGGACTTGACCGATACTTCCGAATCGTTTGGTTTACCTGCAACTGCCGACTTTATGTTTGCGTTGATTAGTACCGAAGAACTTGAAGGTCTGAATCAGATTATGGTCAAACAATTGAAGAATCGTTATAGTGACCCGAACTATTACAAACGATTCGTGGTTGGTATCGACCGTGCGAAGATGCGCCTGTATGATGCAGAACAATCCGCACAGAATGATATTTCTGATTCGGGTCAAGTGGATGATACACCGGCATTGAATACATTTGGTAATAGAGAACGGGGTAATTTTGGTGACAAGTTCAAGGGTCTTAAAGTATGAGTTTAAGTAGAGAACAAGCAATTTATTGTGCAAATGTTTTCTCAAATTATTTTGATAAGTTTGAGAGAATCGATGATTACATTCGTGACCAGAAACTAAACAGTCTATCAGATAGACCACCTGGTTTGCCAGGTATGGGACCTGAAGATGACCTGTTTAGTGATTTCACCATGCATCCAAAAGACATGGACTTTGAACTGGTTGAATTACCACAAGATACATGGGACATTTACTTGAATATGATTTCAAGTCACTCAAACATGACCAGTATTCCAGGTCGTTGTCTGAGATTGGCAGTCCTCGAAAAGAAAACTAAGAAGTGGGTTGGTTTCATCCGTCTTGGTTCTCCTGTTATCAATATGAAACCTCGTAATGAAATGCTAGGTGGTGTATTCACACAAACACCTGAGGCATCTAAGGCGTTTAATCACACCTCGATTATGGGTTTCGTTATTGTGCCAAGTCAACCATTTGGTTTCAACTATCTTGGTGGCAAGTTGCTTGCCGCTATCTGTTGTTCACATGAGATTAGAGAAATGTTGAACAAGAAATACAAGATGAACACCTGTCTGTTTGAGACTACCAGTTTGTATGGCAGTTCCAAATCTTCGTCACAGTATGATGGTATGAAACCTATGCTGAGATTCAAAGGTCTGACAGATAGTAATTTCATTCCAATGATGCATGGCAAACCATATGAAGATTTGAAATCATATGTCGAAAATGCCATCGGTGTGTTTGTGCCAGAAGATGCATCTTCCCGTAAGATGAAGATTTCAAACACAATTATTGCCATGACAAAGGCCGCACTCAAAGGTACACCTGAAGGTGAGAAGTTTAACAAGACAATTGAGAACGCATTGTCTTTGACGGAGAAGAAACGATACTATGCCTCGAATTACGGTTTTAGTAATTTTGCTGATGTTGTTATGGGTCGCACAGACAAACTGGTCAAGGACCCCGAGAACTATGACAAATTCCACTTGGCCAACATCGTAGAATGGTGGCGCAAAAAAGCAACTAACAGATTTGAAACTTTAGTATCAGAAAACAGAATCCGTGACGAAATAGAAGTCTGGACAGGTGAAAAAGAACTTGACATTATCCGGTAATCTGTTAGCATAAATACTCAGTTAAACAACAAGTGAGTAATTTATGGCCAAAATCAAAGCAGATGCAACCACAAAAGAAGATGATCCTGAAAAGAAACAACAGTCTGGTGCTGGTGCGGAAAAAACCGCATTAGCAGAATCTTTACAAGCCTATGCTTGTGCAACAAGACAGTTCTTAGATAAACCTTTGACAGATGTATCACAGATTACCAATAAAACTATTGGTGATGCTGATTGCGATAGAACATTGGCAAAGTGCATGGCTGGTTTAGATGAGGCCTGGTTTTATAGTGTCATTCAAACTGCCAATAAAATTTTTGAAGAAGTTCCTGGCGCAAGCAAAGGACAAAAATACAAGTTCTATCGTGGTGGCACTTTTGTTGATTCAATCTATGATGAATGGAGAAGATTCAAAAAAGGTAGTGGTATCACAGGTGACGATAAGTGGAATCCTGCCGATATCTGGATGGTGAAGAAAACTCACAAAC